GAAGGATAAATAATGACACGTACAGCAGATGAAATTACACAAGCACATGCCGCTTGTTTAGGCGGGGCAAGCACAATTAATAGTGTTATTGCTACACATGCCAAAGGCAATAGTGCAACAGATGAAGACTTTGGATATGAACTTACGCACGATGAAAAGAAAGCCCGTGTGACACGTAGTGTAGGCTATCTAAAGCATCAGAAAGACACATACAGTGATTGGGGTAGCAAAGACTTTACTGCTATTAATTCTGCTATTACAGCAGCCGACAGCTTCACAGGATAAGTTGTGGAAATCAACTGGACACTAGTAACAATCGTAGGTGCATTACTAGCACAGGGTGCTGCTGTTGTATGGGCAGTGTCCAGTATGGTATCAGACATTAAGTACAACAAGGCTGCGATAGCTAATGTAGAAACTAGCACAGCAAGACTAGCTGATGATATACATGAGAATGACGTAATGATTGCACGTATTGATGCAAATGTAGAAGCAATCAAGGATGCCTTAAATGTGGTTACGACCAATCACGCAAAGAGATAATTAAATGATAGACCCTGTAACAGCTTTTGCTGCAGCTAACGCAGCCTTCAAAGGGGTCAAGATGCTAGTAGGGGCTGGCAGAGAATTACAAGATGTATCACAGCAACTAGGTAAGTGGTACGGTGCAGTAGCTGACATTACTAGGGCTGAGTCCCAACGTAAGAACCCTACATGGTTAGACAGGCAGACACACGGTACTGACAACATAGAACAACAGGCAATGGACATTATTGTTCGTAAGAAGACATTGCTTGAGAAAGAAAAAGAAATAAAGTTTTTATTAGACTACAGGTTTGGTCTTGGTACATACGATGAAATGTTAGGTATGCGTAGGAAGATACGTAAAGAACGAGAAGAGACAGTGTATAAAGCTATGGAAGCTAAAAGACAGATACAGAATAACTTAGCTATATGTACTCTATCGTTTCTAATCATTGGTGTATTAGGTGGAGGCATATATCTGATAGCACTAGGAATTGGTTAATGATTAATCTTGTTGTGTTACCCCTTGTGTTAGCAGGGCTGTTAAGTAACCCTGAGTTTGTACAGTGTCACTTAGCAAAAAGAGTTAAGATACAGGGAGAAATGGTTTGCATTTACCGTGGACCTAATGGTACAATAGGCTATCATTACCCTATGTTTAAGTTTAGTGAATGCCCTAAGACGTATATGTGTAGATACACACCTAATGCTAAGAAGAGAGTATCAGTTCAAGATATACTTGACGGATTAAAGGACGGATTTTAGTGAAGCTGGACTACAATAAAGCAGTAGCAGATGGATTGACTTTATTTATAAACAGTGCACCACATAAAAAATATACTTTAGATGATATAAATACATATTTAGTATTGCCAATTAAAAACAATCGTGTTAGAATATTTTACAATCAAGAAAGTGTACCTGTAGGACTTATAACTTGGTGTTGGCTAACAGAAGATAAAGCAGAAAAACTATTACAGTATAAGTATGAACCTAAACAAGAAGACTATGAAGATACAGACATAGAAGATAAACAACTTTGGGGTTTAGACTTTATATCTACGACAGGAAAAGCTAGACAAATGATTGCATCACTTAAAAAAGAACACTTACAAGTATACGGTAAAGCACCTATTGCAAGATGGCGTAGGTTTTCTGATCCTACCAAGACACACAAGAAAGAGTTTTAATCATGATCTATAATCCATTCATGCCCAGTGTTCGTTTTTTGGATCATGCTGTCTTTGGTGGCGGTGGCGGTGGCGGTGGTCCTGCACCTGTTGACCCTCAGATTGCAATAGACGCCGCCGCCGCTGCAGAAAAAGCAGCAGAAGAAAAAAGATTACTTGAAATAAAGCAAGCTAAAGAGGCAGAAGACGCAGGTACGGCAGCAAGTGATTATGCTGATACTACAGGACAGGACTTAACTAAATCACGTCAAAAGCTACAAGACAAACTAAATAAAGCTAACCTTGAACTTTCTAATCTTTCAGCACAAGATCAAACAAATCCTAAGATTGCTGAAAAGGTTTCGGCAAAGCAAGCAGACATTCAAAAACTACAAGCTGAGATAGCTACTTTAAGTACTGCACAGGGTGCAGAGATGGCTGCTTCTCAACGGGACTTAACAGCTAAGGCTTTGAAAAAACCTGCTGATTTAGTTACTAAAACACCAGTAGACAAGATAGCTGAAACTGTTAATCAAATTATAGGTACAGGTACAGGTGACGCAGGAGATGCGAGTACTGCTACGGCTTCTACGGCAGACACAACAGCTAAAGCACCTGCTCCTGACACTCTAACTCCTGCATCTGTGTTAGCGTCTGCTTCTAAAGAAGATGTAGACAGGGCTTTAAGCACTGTCACAGCAGCAAAAGGGGATGTGTCAACTACAGTTGACGCTGCTAAAGGTGATCCTACAAAGATATCAGGACTAGGCACAGATGGCATAACACAGGCTGACCCTACTAAAGTTGTACCTCCTCCTGCACGTGTGCTTGAGCCGGGTGAAGCCGTTAGAGGCTCTTCTGTTGACATGGCTGCAGTCAAAGAGGCTACTGACATTCAGGCTGCTACTGCTGACCCTAGTAAGCAAGCTACAGTTAAAGGCCAACTCTCTGAGCTTATGACAGACTTTGAAGGTGGGTCAACACCTGCTTGGGCTGCAGGGGCCATGAGAGCCGCTAACGCTACTATGGCTGCGCGTGGCTTAGGTGCATCCTCTATGGCAGGACAGGCCATTGTACAGGCTGCTATGGAATCAGCCTTACCTATTGCATCACAGGACGCTGCTACGTTTGCCAAGTTTGAAGCGCAGAACTTAAGCAACCGTCAGCAGACTGCCTTGTTTGCAGCAGAGCAACGTGCAAGTTTTCTTAAGCTAAACTTTGATCAGGCATTCCAAGCCCGTGTAACTACCGCTGCTAAGATCAGTGACATAGCTAACATGAACTTCACTGCTGATCAACAGATTTCATTAGAGAATGCTCGTATTGCTTCTACTACAAATTTAGCTAACATGAATGCTAAGAACGCTAAGGTTATGGCTGATGCTGCAGCTATGGCTACTATGGACTTGGCTAACCTGAGTAACGAACAGCAAGCACAAGTTGAGAACGCTAAGAACTTCTTGTCTATGGACTTGGCTAACTTAAACAATGAGCAGCAGACAGAGATATTCAAAGCCAAGGCAGTACAAGATGCTATCTTAAGTGACACCGCTGCAGAGAACGCAGCTAAACAATTTAATGCTACTAGCCAGAATCAGACAAATCAGTTTATGGCAACTATGAAGACTCAAGTTAATCAATTTAATGCCACTCAAGCTAACGCTATGGCACAGTTTAATGTAAGTGAAACTAATGCCATCAAACAGTTTAACGTAGAGCAAGAGAATGCACGTGACCAGTTTAATGTTGGCAACAGTTTGTTAGTTGCACAAGCTAATACTCAGTGGCGTCAGAAGTTAGCTACTGCTAATATGGCAGCACAGAATGAAGCTAACATGCAGGATGCTAAAACAGCCAATGCATTTACAGCTAGTACCCTAGATCAAATATGGCAACGGGAGCGAGACTTAATGTCGTTTGCTTGGAAGTCTTCAGAAAGCCATCAGGATAGACTTAACAATATTCTTGTGGCACAATTAGGCGCAGACGCTGCTACTAAAGCGGCTGAAGCTCAAGCAAAGGCTTCCAAGTCTGCGTCATTTGGTAGGGCCATATTTTCAATGTTTGGAGGGGGTTTCTAAATGTCAAACTATAAAGATATGTTAGATGCTATAGAGAAACAACAGCAGTCAGGTATAACTAAGACAGACGTAGGTAGGGAAGGCTCTGATGCAAGTGAGAATATTCAGAAAGAGTCTAAGAGCCTTGTAGGTAAGCCAGTAGCAAAAGGTGCAGGGCTGGCTTCTGAAATATCTGGGCAGGTATCTGACGCTGTAGCTGGGATCAAGAGCGCATACGAGGACGTACAGGGGTGGCTTGACATTTCCTTTGGTTACGAAGAAGAGAAGAAAGCCAAGGGTGTGCCTGATACTTTAAAAGATGGTGGTTTTTTTACAGAAGGTGACCCAGAGTCTAGTAGTGCTGTTAGCGATGAGAACGCTTTACGTATGCAAGAACGTGCACGAATGAAGCAGTACTCAACACCTACTATGGAAGACCTTGAAAAAGACAGAACGTTTATAGATGGCATGAGTCGCTTAAAGAAAGCGCACCCTAAACTACCAGAGCAAGCGTTTAAGAATGTCATTGCAGGTGAGTCAGCAGGTAATACCTCGGCACGTAATAAAGATTCAGGTGCTGTATCTCTTTGGCAAATTACACCTACAGCCTTGAAAGATTTAAAAGGACTAAACAAAGTACCACAAGACCTTACACTAAGTAAGATACGTGGCATGGATGCAGGACAACAGATGGACTTGTACTCTACTTATCTTGATAGGTGGGGCTATGACGGAACTCAATCTTTAGCTGTACTACAGGCTGCACCCGGATACAGGAACGCTCCTTTAAGCACTGTCATATACAAGAAGAACAGCAAAGCATGGGATCAAAATCCCGGTTGGCGTCCTAGCAATAACGGTGATATTACAGGTCAATCTATAGATGACTACTATTTTTCTAAGGATAAGAAATGAGTAAAGCACTTAACGGGCCTATCCCCGGACAATCCCTAACTGATGAACCTAGTGGCTTTCCTTGGGAGAGGCCACCTGAAACGGCAGACCCTAACGTAGCTATTAAGATGCACTTAGATAAGTTTGCTGATGACGAGTTTTTAGATAGTGCATTGTACTTGATGCAGTTGGGTATACCTATCTCTACCTTAACTAGCACTGCGCTAACAGTTGCTCAAGGTAACGGCATACATAGTGTAGACGTAAGCTTACTTATTGCTCCTGTAATCCACAAACAGTTTAAAGTACTGGCTGACTCAGCAGGTATAGAGTACGAAGAGTACATGCCACAAGATGATCCTGACGGTGAGATGGAAAGAGAAGAAAGACTTAAGGACTTACTTGCTTCCAAGTTAGCAGACAAAGCTACTAAAGGTAAAGAAGAAATCTCTCAAACTATGGCTGCTATTAGTAGCCCAGCAGAAGAAGAGCTAGAGGATAAGATGGCAGAACAAGAGGCTGCACCAATGGAAGCTGCTGACGGACCATCCGTCACTACAGAAGCTCCTAGTGCTGGACTAATGAGCAGAGGGGCATAAGGGTATGGGACTTTTTAGTAGCATTGATTTCGGGGCGTTTGCAGCAGGGGCAGCAGACCAGTACGTAGAAAACGTTGAGAAGAAAAATGATTACTACCGTGACCTCATGACTAAGCAAGAAGATTACATGATGCGTTATGGTCGTAAGACTGTAAATGATAGAACATCTATGGCTAATTCTGCAGTTGAAATGCTTGACGCTTTAGAGGCGGGGGGTCTTGACCCTAAGTCTGCTGAAGAGTTAGTTAGTAAGTACGGCTACCAAGGTGTAAGCGCATTAAAGAAACTACAAGAGCAGTTTGAAACTCAGTATGATGGTGCAACACTAGACTTGAATGCTGTATTTAAAGGCTCTGAAGATTACGTTAAACAAGAAGGCTATGACATAGACCAAGCCTTGAAAGATCAGTTCTTAGTTGAAGTAGCTAAAGCTGACACAAGTGCAGGTGATGCAGCCTCTGACGCAGAGGATAGAGGCTTCCTTGCAAGCTTAGGTGATATGTTTGCAGGTGGTGGTACAGCTAAGGAACGTTATGAGGCCAGCAGAACTACACCTTCAATAGCAGGTTACTCTTACAATGACATCCTAGTTATGGAAGGCATGGGTATGCCAGCATCTAGGGGTCTACCTACGTTTGATAGAAGTGCCTTGGCTGATCCTGATGCAGGTAAGTTAACCCCCACAACGCAAAGACAGTATGTTAATCTTTATGCTAATTTAGTATCTACTGAGTTAGGTGCTGAGTTTTTTAGACCAGCTATGCAGGATGGGATACTTGATGAGGGTTCAAGCCCTGTAGAAAAGCTCGCTCACGCTGTTAAAGTAGCACCTGAAAGAGTAGGCATCCTTATGCAACAGTACGCAGGGGAGTATGGTATTGAAGGTAATAATCAGTTGTCTCTTATGCTTAGAGGCGTAGATATTACACCAGAAACTGAAGAGGAAAAAACTATCAAGCTCGTTGAGCAGGGTGCAGAATATGGTTTAAGTCCAGACGATATAGGTAAGCTTGAAGTACTAAACGGACCTGCAAACAAAGCAGCCGCTAGAGAATGGTTTGCTGCTAACCCCGATGCAGAGTATTTAATATATAACGGTAATGTTATACCTTATGAAATGCCTTCAGATGCCATACCTACTGAGATTGACCTGAAGCCTGTTGAGCTAGGTGATGCTGATGCCATAACCCCTACCGCTGAGGCTACAGCAGATGCGGCTGAACCACCAGAAGGTATGCCTGATATACGTCTAGCACGTGATCGTGAACTGTATCCATCTACACCAGAGGGAGATGCAGGTTATAAACAATTTGTACTAGACTCCTATGAAGAGATAAAAGTAAGTGAACCCGTTATTGAAAAATCTATAACTGATTTAACTGCTAACGAGGCAGGGCTAACAGTAGCAAATAGCCTAGCAGAAGCATGGTATAGTGTAGAGCCTACCGTTGTGAGTCTGGACAACTGGTTTAAGAGTTACATTTTTAGTGGTGCTGCAAATACAACAGCATTTATCCAAGGTCTATTTGGAGTTTCTGCTGAACAAAGTAATGGCAACGCAGCTTGGCTAGAAGAGTTATCTATTGATCAAAAAGAAAAAGCACTCGCAAGAATGGCTGCTGCTATGGCGTCCATTCAAGAACGGCGTGAAGCAAGCGAACAATAATAGAGAGACAAAAGTATGCCTACACTAGAAGAGCTATATGGTCCTGATGAAACACAAGTAGAAGAAGAGCGTGACTTCCTTACCTACTCAGGTGGAGAGAAGGACTCTTTTTCTGTAAACGATTTAACTGAAGACCACAACTACAACATCATTGATGAACAGATGAAGCGTAGGTTTGGCATGTCAGAGAAGACACATGACAGACAAGAAGTAGTTGATGCTTGGATAAACTACAATCGTAAGTTTAACATAGGGCAATCTAATACAGTGCTAGGTGAGACTGCTTACTTATACAAAGCTGATGATGAGTCTAAGGTAGTAGCTAATAACTCTTACAGACTATTTGAAAACATGAAGGGTGCTTTCAGTGAAGGCTCTACTACAGCAGAGAAGCTAGACGCTGTAGGTGACTACACACGTGGACTTGTGATGGACCCTGTTAACGTTATTGGTCTAGGTGTAGGCAAGCTTATATCTGGGGGTGCTACTAAGGCTGCAGCTAAAGCAACTCAGAAGGGCGTTGAGATTGCAACTAACAGTTACTTAAAGAAGATAGGTAAAGAAGGCGTTAAACGTGCAGCACTTTCCGAGCTAGAGAAAGAACAGATAGGTCTTATAAGACGTAAGATCATGCGTAAAGCTATGCGTGGTGATGCCATAGACGGTGTAGAAGAGGGTGCAGTAGATGCAGCACTCAAGAAAGAAAGACGTAAGTTTGGTGCAGGTGCTGCCTTTGGTGACACTGCTGCTGCACTTACAGTAGAAGGCTTCTATCAGAGCGCACTAATGAAGACAGACTTCCAACAGGAGAGAGATGAGTTAGCATACGGGTTAACTGCTGCAGGAGGTTTGTTTGGTGGGGTACTTGCTTTTAGTTTAGCAAGTATATCTAAAGGTAATGCCCCTAAAGAACTAGCCTTACCTGCGTTTGAAAGAGTGAAGCAAGCTGAAGCGGCTGCTAGAAAAAGAGCTATTGACATTGAGAAGGGCCGTAACAAAGCTGTGTCTGACAATCTGAAGTCAGATGCTGCAGCAAAAAGAGCTATTAAAGAAAGCTTAGGTAAAACAAAAGCCAGTACAGAGGCATGGTTAGCAAAGGTACGTGCAGGTACGGCTGCATCTATTGGTACAGAGACAGGTGAAATTGCAGCAGATACTCTAGGTTTCTTTTTAAGTGGTGATGAATCAACAGGTACAGAAGGACTAATACAAATACTTGAAGGCGCAGGGTTTAAATTAGAATACGCTGATGATGCCTTCATACATTACACAGACTTTCTCACATCTATAGTAAAAGACTTGGACGTTGATGTAAGGAAAGATGTAAAAGACCTCTTTGATCTGACACTTAAAGCAGAGCATCCTATGTTTGCTAAAGCTAAAGACTTAGATGAGGGCATGGACATACTTGCAAGGACTGCATCTGAGACAGGTAGAACCATGTATCAATTAAGTAAGTCTAAGAAATCAATTCAAGAGGCTGCAAAGAGACGCAAGAAGGCAGGGCTTACTGGTCCTCCTACAGGTAATGAGATACTTGATGCAGAGCTTGATCCTCAGTCACCTGTGTTTGTAAAGGGCTTGCAAGAGAAACTAGACACAGGGTTCTCTAAAGCACAGGCCAACCTTATTCGTATGCTTGTTAATCACCCCGCTACTACTGCGTTGAACGTAGTGGGTTGGTCTAATGCATCCGTCATGCAGTCAGGTTCTGACATGGTACGAGGGGCGTTGTATGGCGGTGCATCCGTAGGTAACTTACTTGTTGGCAGGATAGGTAGCTCTGTAGAATATGCTAAGAGAGCTAAGAGTATGCTTACTTTGCAAGGCCAGAAGATAAAGAACTTAGTAGACCCTTTTGCTACACAGGAAGAGGTACTAGATTTCTTAGCTTACAATCCTAAGATAGGTAAAGAACTGTTTAGATATATGTCTGGTGGCATTGACAGTAAGGACGTACTGAAAGACCTTAAGCTGGACTTCAGTGACATGGAGAAAGAAGGTGCTTTTGAAAAGGTTATGTCTGGTATGCAAACTCTTTATGGGGTTAAGGCGCAGGACATCTTTACTAAGACCCAAGAGTTTATGTACAACATTGATAAGCAGATACGTATCAAGTATGGTGTTAGTTACTCTGAGTTTATGAGTGCTGCTAATGCAGACGGTACTCCTAAGTACTGGGATCAGATGTCAGGTGCAGATTTCTTTGAGTTACAAACTAGGGCTGTGGATGACTCACTTAGAAATGTATTCGCTAAGTCCTATGGTAAGGATGCTAAAGGCCTACTAGGTTATGTAGCTAAAACAATAGAAGAGGCACGTAGGATGCCTGTCATAGGTGCTATGATCCCGTTTGGGCAGTTCTTTAATAACACTATGGGCTTTATGTTTGATCACACAGGTATTAGTTTGCTTCACAAGTATGCAGCAGGTACTACACGTGATCCTGTAGAACTTATAAGTAAGACTGCTATAGGTTTAACTATACTTAACACAGCAGGTGAACACTCTAAGGCTGGCCTAGAAGAGGGCTTAGAGTGGCATGAAGTCCGGGCAGATGATGGCTCAGTTAAGTCACGTCTGTATGACTTCCCGTTTAGTTTCTACATGGGTATAGGTAGGCTTAAGGCACACTTTGATCGTGACGGTGAAGCCCCACCTGAGTTAATACAAGAGATTATAAATACCTTTGGGCCTCAAAACCTGACACGCCAACTAGGAGATACATCCAAGATTTCTATGGACATAATAGTAGACGCCTTGTCAGGTGATATACCAGCAGTAAAAGAAGCCTTACAAGAGTTGGGTGGTAGCACTATATCTATGTATGCGTCTGGTTACACCCGTCCACTTGACCCTATAAGTCAAATAGGAAACCTTGTGGCAGGTGAAGGCTACACTCCTGCAGATCGTAAGATAGGCAACAAGACTGTCAACAACTCTGTGCGCTATGTTGAGGGCATTTTTGATGCCTTTGAAGAGATTACAGGGCTTGAGGGCTACTCAGCACAGGAAGTTATCACTAAGGGTACATTTGGTGCCATTGATGCACCTCGCCCTGTAGAAGCACAGCGTCTTGAGACTGAGGTACAACAGGCCGCACCCATAGGTAGGATATTCGGCTACCGTGAATCCGCTTCGCACACTCCTGTTGAGAGAGCCTTCGCTATGGTGGGCCTTCCTCTTTGGAAGTCTAGCATATCAGCCAAGATACCTGAAGCTAACAACAGGATGAAGGCTGTAATCACCAAGTACCTCAACGATGAGGCAGCTAAAATGTTGGATAGTCCTACTTGGAAAGAAGCTAACAACACTATGCGTCTAAAGCTACTACGTGAGGTCATACTTACAAGAGCTAAAGAGGCTGCAATGTTAGAGCTAAAGTATAGCATTGACCCTGAGAATAGAAGAATGGGTATGATGTATAACTTAACTAAACGTAATGGTGGCTACTCAGATAAAGAAATAAGAGATGCCTTGCAAGAGATGGGTGTAGAGGGAGATGTTACAGACTTAGATGAGAACCAGTTAAACTTTCTTAAGTATGAACTAGATACAAACAGGAGAGAACAACAACTAGAAGTCAAATACGCTACATAGAATACAAAAAAAGGGGCGGTCATAACGACTGCCCCTCTTACTTTGTTTCACGTGAAACATTTACTTTGTACCGTGTAACTCTACACAATACCTAGCCCAAAGATACACTTCACGAATATGCTGCTCAACCATCTTACGTTCATGACAAGGGTGTAAGTTAGAGACAATAAGGTTCTCCATAGTTTCACACATCTCTGTCACATCCTCTTTAAAAGTCTCATCTCTACCTTTACTGTAGTTAAGAGCTTCTTCTTCAAGTGTCAGATCAAATTCTAACTGCATACCACCTACCCTTATTGTTATTGACAATACATACTTTATAGATGTGTTGCATATTTGTCAAGTTATATTATGCACCTTTATCTACATTAAAAGGAAAAGGAAAACACTGACTAATTGCTTTTGCATTTTCACTTGGTCTTGAATTGTAAAGCCTCAACATATCTACCTCTCTCCATTGTTGACAAGACTCTTCATTTATAAAGGCTGTGTTTGGTGAAAATACTATAAAAGTTTTTTCATTTGTTGTTGGTTCTAGCATCATCATTACTACTGTGTAAACCCATACCATTTTAGTATTCCTTTCTAGGTTATATCTACCATTTCACAGACATCACCAGTACACGCCATAGTCTGCATACCAGATGTGTTATCTTCTATTTCATAGTTATCAAATAAACTCCAATCTACTTTAGGGGGTGACATATCTAACATTTCATAGTACTCTTCTTTAGTGCACTCTTGATAGGGTGCTTGTTGATAAGTATGTTCATTAAACGGAAGGAACGATACACCTGACATTTCATCAAAGTGTTTGTACACAAAGGCTCCTACCTCAAACCACTCGTCAGGCTTAACGTTAATCGTAACGCTAGGCTTATGCTCACACCAATGACGTTGATACATCAGCCACATATCTAACTGCTCTAGTGCTGTCATGTCAGCAGTATGAACAGCACCCATAGGAGACTGCATAGGGAAACTAAACACTGTGGTAGCATCAGGCTTCATAACGTCAGGCTCACTAGGTATGCCCTGTGCCTTCATAAACTCTGTCAATGGGTCTTTATTATCTCCACGCACAGTACGGATATAATAGGGAGAGTGACGAGCATGAATACCAGAAGATGAATCAACCAGTTGGGAAACTGTTCCACTGGGCTTGACACAAGTAATAGCAGTGCTATGAGGGATACCAAGACGGTCAGCCCACTCAGCGTTAGTAGAAACAGCCACATTTTTAAGATGCTCCAATGTTTTAGCTAGGCCAGCATTAGCCGTAGTCATTAATTTGTTATCCATTATCCCTGTGAGAGACACACCGAGCAATCGTTCTTCGCTTGTGTTTGAAGCCCACACCTTTCGCAGATATGGGAAGTGTGTGTAGGTTGACTGAATGGTTCCAAGTACAGTTGCAAGACGGACTTTTCTTGCAAGGTCTTCGATACCATCTGTAGCACGTATGACAACCTCTGTAAGATTACAGAACTGATTTGGCCTAAGAATGATTTCTGAACAGGGGTTTGTTCCGAACTCATAATGCCCATGTACTTTGCTAGTCTTTCTACGGCCATTCTTGGATGCTTGTTTAATTGCTGCTTCTCTATTGAATATTCCTCTTTCTCCACTACCACTCTCCATTAGTGCAGTCCACTCACGCATGAATGACATACTGTCAGGTTTCTCTGAATAAGATACTGAGTTGTTAGCCAAGGCTCTATGCCCTGCATTCTCCCACCAGTTACCTGACTTGGCATGACGCATACGATCATCAGATAGAT